CCACCAGGTGGGTCTCCCGGCTGCTTGGAGTGGCCCTGAATCTCAACGAGTCGAGGAATCACTTCTTCGATGATCAATTCTCGCAACAGCGTGAACTGCACCATCACGGATTGATCGAAGGATAGTCCTGATTTCTCATCGTCCTTCGCTGGCTCGAAACTGCCTTCTTTCTCTACACAATGAGCCTTGGCATCTGCCTCCTTCCATTCCTTCGTCGGGTAGCGGAGAGATTGGATTTTCGCTTTGTCGTCCTTGACGCCATAGATCACGTCGATGCATTTCCCCTCGTGCTTCATCTCGCACGTTTCTCTCCTGAACTTGTCGAATTGTCCGGGATCCTCCAACCGACAGGCGTGCTCATTCGGCAGAGGCTTTTCTGCCTCGTCTCTGGTAATGACCCGAGACCCGCACCAAATTCGGTTGTCGGTCTTGAACCAGCCTTTCTCGTCGCAGCCGAGACGCTTCCGGAAATCCTTCAGGGAGCCCTCGAATGGTACCACGAGAGCTTCCTGTTCGTACTCGTCGAATTCAAGAATCTTCATCAGGTTGTCGACGACGTCTTCAGGGAGCCCGGAGAGCTGGGAGCCTCCAATGAAGACGCCGTCGACAACGGCTGGTCGCATAGCGAGAACCTTCCGGGTGTCCTCTGGTTCCGGATACATCATCGCCGTTGAATGGAGACGCAGGAGCAGGTCTGGAAGCGTCGTCCGGGTGTCTTTGCAGAATCCCGCAGCGTCACGGATGCAAAAACGGCTCGTGTCGGAATCTGTTGAGCTTTCTGTCCCGGGAAATAGCCGAGCCCGATACTTCCCGGCCAGAGCCCGCTCCTGCTTGCCAAGGTCTGCCAGTGCATCCGGATTGCAGCCGACAGAACACGGAGAGAGCTCCAGTAGGTCCTGCTCGAGATACCGGACGACAGGCTCTCCCTTGTTCGGGTCGCCATATTCCCACTTCAACGGCCAAAAGCCCACGCTGCACGCAGGCATAAATCCAGCCTTCACGATACGAAAGATCAGGTCGGCGAACTCGTAGAGATCGTGAGGCATAAATTCGACCCAAAACCAGAGGCCCTCGTCGGTGACCCGAACTCGGAGAGCTCGACCGATGGGAGGCTCCCCATAGCGGTGTCCGAAAAGAACGGCGGGATTGTTCTTGTAGTCCTTCAGCTTCCAGCCGTCCAAGGCGATGACTTCGATCTCTCGGTCCATTCGCTCGTTGGAACCGAGATATCGGATGACCCGGTCAGGATACGTCGGTTTCTTGATGATCACGTCGCCTGGCTCGTCTTTGAGAGGACCGTTGAACCAGTCTGTTTCGGCGGGATCCTCCCACTTCGTGTCGAAATCGAAAACCCTACGGATCATCAGAGCAAGGTCTTCATCTCCCTCTCGAGCTCTCAAATCCGGGATCCCCGGCACGGTATAGTTGTGAACTGACATCTCAGTCGCCTCCTTTGTTTTCAGGAAGCTCCCGGATGGCGATCAGCCGAGCGTTGGAGAAACCCGACAGGATCACCAGAGGGGTTTCCACTCGGCCCTGTGTTGTTTCCTGCCAGCGTTGTTCGAGTCGTTTCACGTGCTCAGCCTCGAGACCGTCTTCCACCAGCAACAGATAGACGCCATCGGTCGCGGGAATCTCAGAGATTCTTTTCCGGGTCTCCTTCAGGACCTTCCCTTCTTCGTCGACTTCCACGATTTCATAAATCCGGACTTTAGACATTGACGGCCTCCTTGAACCGTGTCGGAAGCTTGATCCGGGATCCGAACCGCTTCCAGAGCTTCAGGGCCCGTTCCTCTCCGAAAATTTCTTCCAGTGTGAATTCGTGACCGGTCTTCGGATCGTAGGTCGGCGTATAGAGCGTGCAGGTGCAGTTGCAGTTGTCTTCGCAGCCTCCATTGACCCAATCGTGAGGGTGCAGCAGGCCGATGGAGAAATGCTCGGAGATCCCGACGACCTCTCCGTCGATCGCTTCGTGCCACGGTCGAGGCTCACCTCGGGTGGCGCCATGAGCCCAGCCTTTGATCTGAATCCCGGTGTCGACCTGCGTGAGATAACGAGAGTTGTTCGCCGACCCGACGATCTCGGTGCGGGCTATCGTAATGGCTCGACCTCCGGCCTGCTTGTAGACTCCCCTGATGGCGTCGGCAATCTTTTCAACGGATTGCCCCTCCATCAGCCCTCTCGAAAGGACCTCCTTCAGTTGTCCGTGGAGCGTGGTCACCACGACACGACTCTGCATTTGTTTCTGAGCCAGATAATCGACGACCAGTGAGTGTTCGTCAAGTAGAAATTCCCCGATGTCAAGCCCCATCGCCGAGAGCTCGCCATAGAGTGCCGTCCCTCCAATGCCGACCGCCTCCTTGTGCAGGGTGCCGGTAGCCTCCCACAGAATCCCGGCTTGTTCGTCGGCCGAGGGCAATATCTCTGCTATGATCTGCTCGAGGGCGTCGTTCTTCCACTCCGGGTTGCGAGGCTCGATCCCTCGGGCCCGGAGCTTGTCGTTGTCGGCCTTCCGCTGGAAATAGATTGCTCTCCCTTCTGGTTCGACGCCGTCCATCATCCTGGCGAAGTTGTCGAACAGCGCCGTAATTACCTTCCGGCGGTGTTGATAGAAAAAGGTCTCCACCTTCTTCCCGCATTTGTTCCGGAGAGGGATCAGGGAACGATAGAACTCTATGGCTGCCTGCGTTCGATCGGGATCCCGAGGGGCTCGGCTGATACCATAGCGAGAGAGTGTACCGGCGAGACTTCCGGGAGCCTCGGTGTCCTTGTCGGCCTTCAGATATTCCTCAAGCAAGCCTCCCAATTTCTCCTTGCCGGGAGAAGGAACAGCCGTACGGACCTTCTTCAGTCCTTTCTTCGGTTCCTCGTCGCCGAGGACCCCCGGCTGAACGAGTCCAAGAGGGATAAAGCTCTCGTCGGCGATGTCCAAATCATCGACATCGATTCCCGTCTTCAGCAGATCTTCGATTTTACGCCAAGGGATCCCATTCTTGAAAAGTCTCTCGGCCACGGCCACCTTGTCGGTCATCGCAAGCTGAAGCTCCGGGATCACGGAGAAGTCGAATTCACCTTTGAGATTGGGAGCATATCTCTGGAAGAAACTGGTGTCGAGAACCTCCTGAATATAGATCAATAGGGGACGGATTGTCTGACGCCACATCAGTGTGATCTGTTCGGAGAGATTCGAGTAGTTGGCGTATTCCATCACCCCGACGCAGCCTGGCGGGACTCCTCCGGTAGCGCAGACTTCTTCTCGGACGCTTTTGTGCATTTGGTTCGCCTGAAGATCCCGAAGCGACATCGCCGTCTGCTCGTAGGACAAGCCTCCTTCGATCACCGCAATCTTGCCAGCCCTGTGCGGTCCCCGGTGTACTTCTTCCCAACGATGCTGTAGCTCTCTGGCTCTCTCTTTGCCGATTTTATCTTTCGTCGAGAGGTAGCCCTGCGGGATCGCTGAATTCTCCAGTAGCATCCTCTCGTAAATCCGAGCAGCGTAGTCCATGGCGACCGACTTCATTGCTGCCTTGACAGTCGGGTGGCCGTGAGAAGTATCATAGGGATTGAAAGTCCAGAACCGAGTCACTTCATCCGGCATGAAATCCTCCGGAGAGTGTCCGGGAGCCTGATAGCGCCAGCCGATTACCTGACCTCCGGACATTATCGGAGACCACCGGTCCGGCGGGAAGACCCAAATCTCGTGAGGTGGCCCGGACCGGGAGCCGGGTTTTTCTTCCAGCCATTCATAGAGCCAGATACATTGTCCGAAGAGTCGTGTAAATATGATCGTTGCCTCGAATAACTGGAACCGTGAGAAATGCGGATTCACGTCTCGATAGAGGTCTACGATCGGATCGCTCTCAACGAGAGCGTTCGTCCGTCGGTCTCGAATCCTGAAAGGCACCTGTGCCCCGTTCATCGCCACGGTGCGTTCAACAGCGTGAACCCACGTATGCTCGGAGTAAGGTTTCAAGATACGAGAGGGAATCCCGGGGAAACTGAAATCAGAGAGGAAGTATTTCTCTAAAAGCTCGAGGCTTCCCTTCTGAGTCATCAACGCCCCGCCGAGCCGGTCGCGGACGCCATCGATCCCTGATCGTAATTTGTCGAAAAAAGCTGTCTTGTCCACGTCCAGACTCCTTGTCAATAGATCATCGGCTCGGCCACTCGAAGCTTGGAGGCGTAGGCGTAGCGCCAGCCGTCCATAGCGTGATTATCCTCGTCCTTCGGACGGTCTCGGAGAAACCGGCCGGAAACATCGGAATCGAACTGATAGAGAGAACTTTCGTCCCAAAAAGGTTCCATCTCGGGCAGATCGAAGACCCGAAGCTGATCGGATTTCACCAGAGCGTAGCAGTCGGAGATCCCCGCCATCTTCGTGCCTGGTCCGGTCCATGCCGGCTGAATCTCCGGATCGAGGCCTACCTTGTTGAACTCTCTGCGAAGGTCCTCCATTTCTTGCGTCCCGGACGGATCGCAAAAGACGTGCGAGAGCTTCCGAATGCCGTCCTTCCCGAAGCGTCGAATGAGCTCGGGCACGTGGTCTTGGATGTAGCGTCCGGATTTGTAATAGAGTCCACAAATGTAATACCGGCCCTTCTTCGGATTGTAGGTCATCACCAGCCAGACGAATGGGTTGCGATATCCGAAATCGACGCCTGCCCACATCGGCCATCCGGTCCGTTCCACGTCGAAAGGCTTGCAGGTCATCGCACCTCGGTCCAGACAGTCGTAAATCAGGCCTTCGATCCTCTCGAACAAGCCTCCGTATCTCTGCCGGTAGATCGATGGACGCATTCGCTCTTTGGCTTTGAGTGCTTCCCGGACGGGAAAATAGGGAGAGTCGACACTGCGGAATTGCACGACGCCGAAGGCGGGATCTTGACGCATCGCTGGCCGATAGACATCGTGCCAGAACCAATTCTGACCTCGAGGAGTCGTCGTGAACAATGCCGGCCCCTGCTTGATAGCAATCCGGCCCTGCACGATAGGCCAGACATCCGCACGCAGCAGACTGGCCTCGTCGAGCCAGGCTCCCCCGACGGTCATTCCCTCGATGCTGTCCGGCTTGGCGCCGGATCGGACGTAGAATTTGTGGCCCCATCGTGTCTCGTAGACCCCTTTGTGCTCGTGATAATGGCCCCAGCCCGGAGGCGTCACCTGAAGGAATTTTGCCATCGTCGACTGCGTGAGCATCCGATAAGTCGGACCGACGATCAACATATCGGAGCCTCCGCATTGCTGGTAGATGTGCCAAAGCCAGAAGCAGCCGAAGGTTGTCTTGCCCCCTTGAACGCCGGAAATAAACGCCTTGAATCTGTGAGGTAGCTGCAAGCATTGGGATTGGTAGTAGTGGAGTCTGTATCGGTAATCCAGCACCGGGCTGCCTCCTGCTCGGCGAGGAGTCGCCTGTCCTGGCGTTTTTTCGTCCTCTGAAGGCTTGCGAGACGGGTCTTCAGAGACGAAGGGAATCGGACTCGAGAGGGAGAGCATACGCTTGAGCGCAGGCGGACCCTCCACGCATAGCCGACAGGGTGAATCGGCACGTCCACGGCGAGGACTCGCCTGTGCTATGGTTCACCATTTTCGGACTCCTCCCCTGATTCTTTTTCGCCAGGTGGAAGCCTATCGGCTGGTGGCGCCGTCTCGAGGATCAAACACATCGAAGGCAGGCCTTCCTCCGGTTCCTCGATCCGAACGAGCCTCTCGCCCCTGACGGCGATATCAAGAAGTCGGACCGCCTGATCTGCCGTGGAGATTTCAAGCAGCCGTGAGGGATCGATTTTTTCGCCGGTGAAAGGGAATCCGATCTTCCGCAGCATTTCCCGCTGCACGAACCGGTAGAAATGAATGTGTCGAAGATTCATCGACGAGAGGGTCTCTCCGACCGCCGACGCCGTCTGATCCCTCGTTTCTTCTGCCACCTTTCTTCTAAAAATCTTCCGACGCTCGGTCCAATTCTCCTTGGCTGCCCGTTTCATCAGATTGCTACGAGAGCACCCTTTTACGCCCTTCCAATGTTCGGCGACTTCCTCGACCGTGAAATTTGTCTGCTCGTATTCCGTGGCCGGATCAGGAAACAGCTGCGCAGGCGGTTTCTTTTTCGAGGTCACAGGACGCCTCCCCACGCTTTCTGACCACAGAGCGTCGGACCGTGGTCTTGATGACCCCGCAGGGCTCCTCGGTTTGAACTTCAAGGTGCCTTTCAAGCCCCCGAGAGTAAAGGAATTTTGCGAAGGTCTCGAAGGAGTCCGGACGGTCGGGATCAGTTGGCTGCTTCCCGAGAATCAGGGCTTCCTCTGGCGAACACCGTCGAAAGACGGCCCTCCA